GTGTTGGGCCACTCTCGTCAGTCGTCCGAGAGTTGCATAATGCACAATCGTTGCAATAAGCCATGGGCATAACTGAGCTAGGCCAAGCCCTAGGGATCGACAAATCGGTCGTCTCGAGGCTTGTGAAGAAAGGAATGCCCACGCATTCGGTCGAGGCCGCGCAGTCATGGCGGGAAACGAATGCCAAGCCCCGCGCCAAGAGGGGACAGGCCGGAACCACGCCGCCGCCTCCCAAGGCCACGAAGACCCAGTCGGTTGCTCAATCTGTCCAACCTACGGTCACGCTGCCGAAGATCGAGGCCCAAGCGCATGACGCGCCCGAGCCTGACGACGATGACAACACCCCGCGCCAGTCGCTTCGCCGGGCGAGGTTGGCGGAGAAGGTCGGCTACAACGAGCTTGTGCTCTGCAAACGGAACGGCGGATCGATCGAGGACATCCGCAAGGCGAACTCGATTTACATCGCGGCCAGAAACAACCGCCACAAAGCCGAGCGCGACTTCAAGGAATGGCAACGCGCGGAGGGGATTCTGCTCTACTTCGACGAGGCCAAAGAGATCGCCGGTCGACCGCATGTGGCCGCCAAACAAATGTTGGAAGTGATGCCGAAAAGCCTCGCGCCTCGCTTGTTCGGCCAACCGCAAAAGGCCATCGAGGCCGCGCTTTCCGAGTGGTGTGATTCTCTGACTGAAGTCATTCGCAAAACCCTATGACCCCCGCCGCCGAAGCCCTGCGCGAGCACATCCGCTCGATCTACGCGCCGATCGATCGCCGGTCTGTGGTGGATTGGTGCTCGGATGAGGTGATCCTCTCTGAGCGTCAGACCCAAATGCCTGGAGCTTTTTCCGTAAGCATGACGCCCTACCTGCGCGAACCGCTCGAGTGCTTCGGCGACATCGATGTCACGGATGTCGTGCTCGTCTTCGGAACCCAGACCGGCAAGACGACCATGATCCAAGCAGGGACTGCATGGCGGATCTGCAACAAGCCGCAGCCGATGGTGTGGGTCATGCCGACCGAAGGCCTCGCCCGATCATTTTCCGAAACGCGCTGGATGACGCTCTTCGATGACAGTGCCACCCTCTCGGCACAAAAGCCCGCCGATCGCCACCGGTTCAAAACCCTCGAGCAACACTTCAGCCGATGCTCGCTCGTCTTTGTCGGGTCCAACTCACCGGCCAACCTTGCCAGCCGCCCCGCCGGTCTGCTCTTGCTCGATGAGGTCGACAAGTTCGCGACCGAGACCGACAAGGAAACCAGCGCGCTGCACCTTGCCGAGAACCGAACGAAGAGTTTCGTCGGCGCCCTCCGCGTCAAGACCTCGACACCGACCACGCCCGAGGGGCCGATCTGGAAAGAGTATCTCAAAGGCACGCAGGAAAAATTCATGCTGCCATGCCCGCATTGCGCGGAACGCATCGAGCTACTCTGGGAGCAAGTGAAGTGGGATCGCGAGGCCAAGGCCGACGGCAAGTGGAACATGGCGCAGGTCGAAGAATCTGCGCGCTACGAATGCCAGCATTGCAAAGGCTCGATCAATGACGGGCAAAAGATGGAAATGCTCCAGCAGGGGAAATGGCAATGCACCAATGAGTCGGCGCAGAAAGGCTTCCGCTCGTTCCACCTCAACTCGCTTTACGCACCATGGCGCTCATGCACCTTCGGCGCGCTGGCGGTCAAGTTCCTGCGCGACTCGGAAACCCTCAACGGCCTGCAAGATTTCACCAACTCAACCATGGCCCTGCCGTGGGAGCAGGTCGAGACCAGCATCGGCGACGCCAAGATCCTCGGCCTTTCCGGCAGCTACGAAGTCGGCACCTGCCCGATCGACGAGCCCGCGCATGTCGTCACCTGCGCCGATGTCGGCCAGGAGAAACAGCACTGGGTCACCACCGCCTTCGCTGCCGATGGATCAAGCTATGTCTTGGACTACGGCACCACTCTATCAGTCGAAGACCTTCTCCGCGATCCGCCACTCCGCTCCTATGCTACACCGAACGGCGGTATCGTTAAGCCCGAGTGCGGCTTGATCGACTCCGGCTTTGCGACCTTCCGCGTCTATGCCACCTGCCAAGAGTCGGGCGGATTCTTCCACCCGGCAAAGGGCGCGAATGTCACCTTCGGCACGCGGATCAGCCGCACCACGATCGACAACTTCCCCGGCGTCGTGCTCTACACCTATGTCGACCACGCGATCAAGACCGAGCTTTTCATTGACCGGATCAAAGATCAAAAGCCCGAGCTCAAGATCCCGAAGAAGGTCACCACCGAGTTCATCGCCGGACTGAGCGGGCAAAAGCTCGTCCCGCGCAAGACGCCATCCGGCCAAGTCTATGTTTGGAAGGATGTCCGAGATGATCACTTTATGGATGCACTCAAACTCTGCCACATCGCGTGGCACATTTTGAAAAACGCCTGATCGGACTGCATAGCATTTCGGAAACCCACCACCCACCACGCGGAAACGCCGGTGGGTTTTTTTATGCCATTTTGACACCCGCCCGTCGGCGTGAGCGAATCCATGAAAATCAGCGGCGTGAAGTCCTACCTCCGCCGGACCAAGACAAACGAAGAGCTCGAGGCCTTGGCCGACACTGTTTTTTCCAGCGCTACCGAGGAAGTCGTCATCACCAGCATCGGCACCGAGGGCTCAAGCTCGTCGGGGCAGGTGAGTTTCCCGAAGTGGCTGCTACTCCAAGCGATTGAGGAATTACTCACCGACGGAGGCCGTGAGCGTCAGCTTGCCTCGATCGTCGACCGCTCGCGCTACTCGTCGCCGCTTTGATTTTGACACCCCGAAATCAATCGTGAGCGAAATCAAAAAATCAAATCGTGGCGGCAAGCGCGCCGGAGCTGGACGCCCAAAGAAAAACGCCACGCCCAAGGCCGCCGCTTTTGAAGCTGCCGAGCATTCAATCAATCGCGGCCTCGTCATTCTCAACACCGTCGAACCCCGCCGCGAGCTCCCCGCGCAGACTCGCCTCGAGCTACTGAAAAAAGCCCGCTGGCTTTACAACAATGTCGGCGTCGCCGCCTACCTCATCGAGCACCTTGCCCAGCGTGCCGTCGGCACCGGCATCGTCCCGAAGGCTCGCACCGCGAACGCCGAGTGGAACCGCATGGCCGAGCGCGCGTTCGAGGATCGCGCCTGCGCCGAGGCATGGGCATTCGACGCATCCTCACAGGTCAACTTCTACGGCGCGCAAAGCCTTATCCTTCGGCAAGTCGCCTGCGATGGTGACTTCTTCGCGCAGTTCCTCACCACCCAGACCGGCGGCGCACGCGTCCGCTTCATCGGCGGCGAGGCTGTCGGCTCGACTGCCGATTCATCCGACCGCTCATTCGATGGCGTGCTGCTCGACCAGTTCGGTGCACCCATATCCTACCGCGTTATTACCGACCGCGCGAATGGCAAGTACACCGATGTGCCAGCGCAGGACATGCTGCACTTCAGGCACATCCGCCGGGCAGGCTACCCACGCGGCGCATCATGGCTGCACAACGCAGCGATCAACCTGCAAGACCTTTCGGAGATTCTCTCCTACACCAAGGGCGCATTCAAAGCAGGCGCGCAGATCGGCTTTTCGATCACCAGCAACGAAGCGGCCAAGATCGGCCTCGGCGCAAAAATCACCACCAGCGAAGGCGAAGACCTAAGCACCGAGCGCCTCTACAACGGCACCTTGATCCCCAAGCTCAAGCCGGGCGAGTCGATCCAGTCATTCAAGAACGAACACCCAGGGCAATCGTTCGAACCATTCGTGCGGTATGTCATTTCCGAAGTCGCGCGCGGCATCGGCCTGCCGCCGGAAGCCTTGATGATCTTCGTCGGCGCGAGTGGCACCGAGTTCCGCGGTCTGCTCGAAGTCGCGCAGAATTTCCTCGAGCGTTTGCAACAAATGCTGGTTGACCAATTCTGCCGACCGTTTTGGAAATTCTGGATCTATCAGGAAATCCAAGCCGGTCGCCTGCCATACCCCGGCGACGATTGGTGGAGGTGCGAGTTCATCCCGCCGAAGAAGATCACGGTCGACAATGGCCGCGATGGCCGCCTGTACAGCGACTTGATGGACAAGGGCTACATGAGCTGGGAGCGCTACTGCAACCTCCACGGCCTCGATGCCGAAGCCGAGGAGGACGACATCCTGCAAACCTACCTCCGCCGCAAAGCGAAGTGCGATCAACTCGGGCTCGAGGTTGGCGAGGTTTTCCCAAGCCAAGGCACCGTCTGAAATTTTGACACGCCCGCTGCGGCGTGAAGACCTGGTATGCCCTATCTGCCCGCGCTGAAGTTCGCCAAACCGAAATCTCCATCTTCGACGAGATCGGTTATTACGGGGTCTCAGCCAAGCAGTTCATCGGCGACCTCAAGCGCGTCCCTGCCGATCATGAGATCGTCCTCAAGATCCACAGCCCCGGCGGCGAAGTGTTCGATGGCAACGCGATCTTCAACGCGCTGAAGCGTCACCCTGGCGGCGTCACCGTCCAGATCGAAGGCCTAGCAGCCTCGATGGCCACCGTCATCAGCCTCGCCGGCGCGCCGGTGAAGATGGCGGCGAATGGATTCTACATGATCCACAACCCGTGGGGCGTCGCGATGGGCGATGCCGACGAGATGCGCGATCAAGCCGCACTCCTCGAGAAGATCCGCGAAGGCATGATCGCCGCCTACGCATCGAAGAGCGGTCAAGAGCCAGAGCAGATCGCCGCGTGGATGGATGCCGAGACATGGTTCTCCGCCGAAGAAGCGCAGGCCGCTGGCTTCGTCGATGAAGTCACCGACTCACTCGCGATCGCTGCCAGCTCCAACAAGTTCTCACGCCTTGGAAAGTTCCGCAACGCACCTTCCGATTTGACAGCCCGGTCCGTGGATATGGACCCACAACTCGAAGCCGCTGCCGAGATCGACCAAGAGGTCGTGATCGAAGCCACCGAAGAGCAGGCCGCTGAAGAGCAGGCCGCCGAAGTCACTCCTTCCGCATCTCTCGAAGAGATCATCGAAGCTGCCCCCGAAGCTACCGAAGAAGAAGTTCAAGAAGACGAAGCACCTGCGCCGGAAGTGCCGGTCGCATCCTTGCCAGCCGCAGAAATGATCGTCGCGAAGTACAACGCGATCCTCGCCCGCGCTGAAAAAGCTGAGAGCGAACTCACTGCAGTCAAAGCCGAGCTCGATGCCGAGCGCAGCGCACTCGCGAGCCTCGAGCGTTCGCTTGGCCTCGCCGCCGCCCGCGTCGTGCCGGTGATCGAAAATTCCGCGCCAGAAGCGAGCGACCCAGTCGCCGAGTACCTCGCCGCCGTTGAGGCGGGCGACCGCAAAGCCGCATCCGCGCTCTTCGAGTCGCACAAGGCGGCGATCTGGAAACACCGCGCATCCCTTTCGAAGGCGTGAGCCGGAGAGAACCACGAAACCAACCCCAAACACACCCCCGCAATGCCTAACACATTCGACTCCTCCCTCGTTGCCGATTCCATCGCGCAACAAGCACAAACGGTTCTCAGCAACCGTCTCGCCGCCCTTAACCTTTTCGCCACCGACTTCTCGTCCGATGTCAAGAAGGCCAAGGACACTGTTCAAGTCCCGATCGTTTCCGCGACCGGCGCGACTGTTGTCAACCCGACCAACTTTGAGCCCGGCGGCAGCGCCACCGTGGGCAAAGCCACCGTCACCCTCGACCACATCTTCCAACCCTTCGCAATCACTGCGGCTGAGTTGGCAAACGGCCACCGCCTTGAGCGCTTGATCCAAATCTCGCTCGACGCCCTCGCCGACAAGATCTGGGCGCTTGCCACCACTCCGGTTACTGTTGCCAACTTCGGCGCAGCCGCTGTGACGAAGGCTGCCACCGGCATCACCGCCACCTCTGGCGATCTGCCAAAGGTCTGGGCCGCGATCAGCAAGAGCGCCCGCAAAGGCCTCGTCGTGTCACCCACGATCTACTCGCAGTTGATCCCCACGAGCACGACCTCCATCAACCTCGGCGCCGGTGCTTACGGCTTCGACAACGGTGTCCACTACGCCTCGAGCTTCGGTGGTGAAACCAACATGATCGGTTTCGGCTGCTCGCCAGAAGCCCTTGTGATGGCCGCCGCAGCTCCTGCGATCGACGACGCAGTGCGCGCTCAGTTCGCCGTCAGCGATGTTGTCACCCTCGACCAACTCGGTCTCTCGGTGCAATACAATGTCTGGGGCTCGACCGCCAACCGTCAGGTCAATGCTTCGCTCGAGCTCATGTTCGGCGCAGCCAAAGGCCTCACCGACGGCACCATGGCGATCATCAAGTCCGCATAAGGTTCGGATTCTCATCGGTAGCGTTCAACTCCCCATCGGCCAAGCGTCGGTGGGGAGTTCTTCTTTTGACATGCACGCGCATTCAGAATGACCCCTGCCGCGATCAACGCCTTCCGCCTCAAATCGGCGGCAGTACAAAACGAGGCACATGGCGTCACGGTCCGTTTCCGCAATGCCGACATCAAGGTGGTGATTTCCACCGTGCGGCTTTCGCTCTCGCTCGAGCTTGGCGGCAATGCCCAGGGCGGTGAGTACACCGTGCGTTTTCTCGGTTCCACCCTCACCACCGCACCCACACGCGGCGAGCAACTCACCTTCGGCGGTCGCAAGTACACCATCACCGAGGTCCGCGATGCCATCAGCACGCCGGGCGAGCATGTCGTGACGATTCACCCTGGCTCAATTTCCAACCTATGAACCTTTTGATTGAGCAATCCGTGCGCGACTGGCTCGCCGACCTCGAGGCCTTCGAAGGCATCGCCATTCATTGCGGCCAGAGTGACGAAGAAATCCCCAACGATGCGCCGCTCATCATGGTCGCCTGCGAGGACATCAACGCACCGGCACCCACGCTCTACATCGCCACCGTGCGGCTGATCGTCAGCACGCCCTCCGTCATGGCCGATGCCCTCACCGATCACCGCAATCTTGTAGCGAGCCTACGCAGCACCCTCAACGACGCCGAGGCCATGGCAGGTTTTTTCCCCGTCGGCATCACCTGCGCCGGTGCATCCATCAACACATGGAACGAGTCGCAGAGCAATGACCGCTGGATGTCCCAAGTGAACCTCACACTCGGCATGGTGGAGAGTTAAGCGCGCAGCGCGATTTGACACGCGGGCAGTGGGAGACCCCCACAATCCTATGCCCGCCACCATCTACAAAGCATCGTCCGTCTCTTCCGTGGAGTTCGGCATCACCAACGAGACCGGCATCTTGCTCAGCTCGTTTTCGCGCAATGTCACCGCCAACAAGTCCGAGCTTCGAGACGCGGAAGGTGAAGTTGTCGCCGTCGCTATCACCGGCAAGCAAGCCGAGATCACCCTAGAAGGCACGCTGAATGGCAGCGCAACGATGCAAGTTGGCAACCTGCTCACACTGTCCAACGACATCGACAAGTACGGCCTCGCAGACGGCACCGTGATCGTCAACTCGGTGCAGGAGAAGTCTGCCGCCGGTGAGTTCAAGACCATCTCGGTCAGCGCCACTCAGTACAGCGCTTCAATGGACGACTAAGCGCCCCGCGCCTCTACCCGCCGACGGCTCCCCGGCTAATGGGAGCCAATTTTTTTACACATTATGGACCACACAGAACTATTCCACACCAGCAACCTCAAGCTCGCTGCGACGCTCGCCACCCTTGGTTTTGATCCGCACGAAGCACCCGTCACGCGACAAGTCCGCAGCGACGGCAACGAGACCACCATCTTCTGGTTCAAGGCCTCACACCCGCACACCGGAGAGAGCGCCTTCGATGTTTTTCAGAACTTCACCAAGCGTGCCGAGTTCTTCGCCGAGAGCGATCCCGAGCACCCGATCAACTACATGCGCGCGGTCCTTCAGAACCGCGACGAGTTCATTGATCTGATCCGCAACACGCCGCGCGATGTCGTCATCGAGCGCAATGGCCGCCGCATCGCGATCCGCGAAACCGCCTCCGAAGAGACGAAGAAGAAGTTCGCTGCGCTGCTCTGATCTCCAACCCCCAAATACATATGAAAAAAGATACGAAAATCGAACTAGTAAAAGATGACGAAGTCCTGCGCGAGCAGGGCATGACCAGTGGGCCTGCTAAGGCGAGCCGCTGGGAGCTGCGCACCACCGCCGCCACCGAGGTGAGTTGGATGCAGCGCAACAAAGTCTTGCAGCCGGATATGGACATCCTCTGGCGCGCCAGCGCTTTCGCCTACATCCACGAAGCCCCCCGCGTCGAGATCCGCAAGGTGATCAACGACCACGACACCTTCATCGAAGCTGTCGACCGCTGGATGGACAAAAACGACCCGACATCTAACGAGATCAAGGAGCTCGCGACGCTCATGAACTCGCGCATCGAGGAATGGTTTGCCAGCTCAAGCGAGCAAGAAAACTCAGCCTCAGCGCCGGGAAACTGAACAGCCCCGGTTGGCTCGCAGGCTATGCCTGGCGGATCGCATCCATCACCGGCTGGGGCTACCGCGAGATCATGGAAGACCTGCCGTTCGCGGCAGGCTTGCAGATCCTCCATGCGGAGGACTACGCCCACAATCGCCAGCGAATATGGTCGAGAAACAAGGCTGTGTCCGAATTTGACTCTCTGCAGTTGATTGAAGACGCATTCGAGAAATTAACGCCATGCCAATGACCGCAGACACATCATCGATCGAGGATATGCTGGAGAAATACCAGCAGGTCAGCGGTCGCTCGGTGCGCGATCTCGTGCGGGCCTACGCTCGCCTCGCTTGCGTTCAACTCGCCAATCGAACACAGGCGTTCACGACCGGCCCGAGCGATGGTCCCGCCGCTCTGGATCGCCAGTCGAAGACGGTATCTTTCGACATCAAGAAAGTCATCAAGGACAAAGAAAGCCTGCGCGAGCGTTTTGAGAAATCGGTTCAAGATGAAAAAATCCGAGATCGATTGGTCAAAGTGTTGAATGCAGGACGTTATGACATTCTCGCCAAAATCATGTCCAATGTCGGCATGATTCACAGCGAGTCAGATTTCAATCAGATCGCCGGATCTTCATCAGCAGGACCAATTCACAAGCAGTACATAAGAAGCAACGGCAAGAGAAAGGGCCGCACCTATTCACCGCCAGGTAAAGTATTTTTCAGCACCGGCGACCTCGAAGGCTACATCACCGAAGTCTCAAAGCGCATCGGCTATGCCAAAGGTGGCTGGGCAGGATGCGCGCGAGAGATTGGCGGCATCAGCGGCGATGGAGCGCGCGGAATACCTGCTTACGCCAAGCGTCACAATGGAAAGAATTTCAGCGTCACCGACCGCTCGAACGACAAGGATGAGCCGCATTTCACAATGACCAATTCGACGCCTTACATCCGCAAGCTATTGGACAAGGGGCAAGAAATGGCGGCGATGAACATCGCGCGCGAGCGGATGATCAAGTCGCTCGAGAAGGTTTTCCAAGCCGCCGCCAAGAAAGGCTCTGACATTCCAGCCACCACGAAAAAAGAAACTGATTCAGCCGTATGAGCGATTCCACAGTAAAATTTGGAGCAGAGGATGTCGGGCTCGAGAAAACCCTGAAGAAGCTTCAGGAAGAGCTCGGAGGCCTCCAAGACAAAGTCAAGTCCGGCGACCTCTCGATGTCGGAGCTCGAGAGCACGATGAAACGCATCGGCCAGGTCGAGTCGCTTGAGAAGCGCCTCAAAGGCATGGGCGGTGAGGCGGCTCAGACCGCGCCCAAGATCGACAAGCTTGGCGATGAGGCCAAGACCATGGGCAACAAGGCCGAAGACGCTGGTGATAAAGGCGGAACCGGGCTGGGCAAGATCGGCATCGCCGCCGGAGTGGCAGGCGCAGCTTTCGCAGCAGGGATGAAGGTGCTGGAGCTTGCAGCCGACGCGGCGCGTGCGGTGGTTGATAAATTCGGCGATGCAATCAACCTCGGAGCCGATCTCGATGACCTCTCATCGCGCACAGGCGAAACGGCTGGAAATCTCGTTTTGCTCCAGCGCGCTTTTGTAAATGCAGGCGTCAGCTCCGACAATGTCGGCACGGCAGTCAACAAGCTGCAAAAGTTCATGGACGCCGCGAACGACAGCTCGAGCAAACAGGCGGAGTTGATGGGAAGTCTCGGCATCTCCATGGCTGACCTCGAAGGGAAGACCCCGACCGAGCAAATGCAGATTTTCGCGCAAAAAATCGCAGGAATCCAAGATCCAACCTCCCGCGCGGCGACCGCGATGCAAATCTTCGGCAAGTCCGGCGGCGAACTCCTTCCGCTGCTCAATAATTTTTCCACTCAAATGGAAGGCGCGAGAAACCAACTCGGCAGCTTGCCTGGGGTCATGGATCGAAGCGCTGCAGCTTTCGGTGTGCTCAGTGAGAATTTCGAAACGATCGGCACGAAAACCAAAGAGTTTGCCGCCGGGTTCATTGAGGCCGCTCTCCCCGCGCTTAACAAATTTACCTCCGCACTCACTGGAGTCGATGCCGCAGGCTGGGGCCAAAAGATCGGCGAGGTGGCAATGCGAGTTGCCGACTTTTTGATTGGGGCTTTTAAGTCGCCAATGTCGATCATTGAACTTTACGGGCTGCAGCTCAACCTCAATGCAAGAACCTTCGGCAACTTATTGCTGAATGGATTCATCACTGCGGGCAACTTCTTCAAAGAATTTTTCTCGTCACAGCTTCCATCACTACTGATCGGTCAGCTTACCACATCACTGATGAAAGGATTTGCTGATGGTTTGAAATTCTTCGTGGATAATATCGGATCGGTTGTCACGAGCTTCCGTGAGTACTTCGGGAAAGCAGTGGAATCGATCGCCAGTTTCTTCACGGAAACATTTAACAAGATCGTCGGGTTTTTTGCCAACGACTTCCAAAATGCGATGTCCAACCCGATTGATTTCATCAGCGGGAAATTGAACTCCGCTCTGTCATCAGCGACAAAGAACGGAAGCCTTGTCTTCAAGGATGAGTACGACAACGCCAGCGGCAGCGTGATCGACCGCATATCACAAGGCCTCGGCGCTGTTTCCAAAACATACGCCAACGACCTCGAACAGAGCACCCAAAACATCGGTGCCGAATGGGACAAGGTAGCAGGAGACCTTTCAATATCAACTCAGGATTTCTTCGGTGCAGAACCAGCAGCGAATCGAGTTGCAGATAAATTCAAAGAGGTTGAAGAAACTGGCAAAAAGTTCCGCGAGGACTTTGAGGCATCCACAGAAAACGCATCAAAGAACACGGAGGTTATACCATTGCACCTCCAAGATGCCGAGAACTCATCTGCTGGCATCAATGCGAACCTTTCAGGCGCTGGCAGGGATCTCCAAAACAACACATCGGTCGCTAAAGATAACATGCAGCAGATCAAGACGATCGGCGATCTGATCGCTGCACAGGACGCAGCCAAGCCAATGAGGAGCTTCAAAGAGGAATCGGCGGCTGTACGGGAAGACCTAAAAGCGCTCAAAGAATTTATTGGTGAGGATCTTAGTAAAATGTCTTGGCCGGACATTGCCAAAAAAATGGGCATCGATCGCACGAAGAAAGAGCAAAAAGAGCTTTTCGATGAGATTAAGGAACGACTTGAAGAAATCAAAAACACAGAGATTGATCTCAAGATCAATGGTGATGCTTCAATGGAAGAATTGGAGAGAATTAAGCAGAACATCGCGACAATAGGACTGGAGGACATTGTTTTAACCTTCGACGCACAATTGAGCGACATCGCCAGCAACCTTGCCGACCTCACCAACACCGAAAGGGAACTCGACCTCACTGCTGATGGCGCGCTTTCACAGATTGCCAGCGCACTGCCGGGTTACTTTGAAAACCCGCTCAGCCTTGAATTTGATGCGGACTCCTCAATTCAGGAGGTCGAATCCTCGCTCAACACCCTCGGCTCCGAGCCCGTGGAGCTAAAGCTCAACGCATCATCGGGAATCGAAAACATCCGCAATGAGCTTTCGAAGGAGATCGACCTCAGCCTTAGCAGCTCAGAGGGGTCAAATATCCTCACAAAGATCAACATCGCAGTCGACGCCATCAAGGAGGCGGTCGTGAGCCTCAACAAGAAACTCCCGCAGCCCGCCCTCGGTTCCTAACACCCACCACATCACCAAATGCCAGCGATCATCTACGAAAAAACATCAAACGGCCTTTACCCGACCGGCCAACGCAGCATCTCGACTTTTCCCAGCGGCCTCATCCGCGTCGATCAGACATTCGTTTGCAAGACCGATGCGGTTGGCATCCATCGGGCGGATTTGGTCGTGGATAGCGCATTCCCTCTTTACGGTAGAACCACCCCAGCGATTGATGGCGTGAAAATTTACCCGGTACCTCAAGAGCGTCAACGCGACGACGGTTTCACCGAGTTCGTCGTGAGTGGCTATGGCAGATCCAGCACAACCTCATTGATCGACCCATTAAGCGAAACTTATTATTTTTACAAAAGCGGTATCGCAAATCTAGGAACACCGCAAGCGCCCAATGTTCAATCATACACTAGAGTTTTCAAAGCGGAAAGGGTTACTAATACAGTGGTAATGTCCAAAGGAGTTGATCCTCCAGTCATAACCATACCAACTCCAATACTAATGTTCGGCCCCGAACCTGGAGGAGGTTATCCGCCTTTTGGATATACACTGAGCCAAAAAACTAATAAAACCAACTTCGGAGCATTTGATGAGTGCGTGACCACTTACTTTTATGTCTGATTTCAAATTCCCAGTCGACTTCGATAAGAAGGTTAAGGAAGCACCGTCCGCGAATGGCACGGGCTATCCGTACCGAATCTCGGCGTCGGATTTGATGGCCGACTTCACTTATGCCGCTTTGACCGGGTCAAAGGATTGGATCGAGGAAGGATCAGAGGGTAGTTACCTTGGCCGCAAGCTCAAGCTGCCAGACTTCCCTGGTGGCACTGGCGTTTTTCTGCTTGGCTTACAAGGTGGTGAGCTGAAATGGATCGAAACCGAGTCCTGCTGATGTTTCTTTTTTATGGTAAAGCACAACAGGTATTTTAACAGCGAAAACCAACCCTTTCAAAGGATCATCGTCAGTCAAGCCGATGGTCAAACGAAAGCCAGTTGCAGTTGCTGTTGCTATGCAGAAGTCCGCTCGGTCACCGCCTCACTTTCTCATGTCGGATATTTACCGTTCACCTGCGAGGGATCGGAACCCCCGCCGACTGATACCCGTTACCTCAAATACCGCGCCTCTGGCGATGGCTACATCGAGGCCTGCGGTGTCGCCCCGCGGCACCAGAATGTGACACAGGAATGGGAAGTTGATCCTTTCACAGGCCTCACCTGCTACAACGGCCCAGAGTCGGATATCGTATCAAGCGGCTGCTCCGAGTTACAGAATTGCAGCGCCACTCAGAAAAGCTACTCCTGCGCGTTTGAGGGAGACCCGAATGATGACCCTTGCGCTCCCACGCAGGGCGGCTCAGGCGCTTCGATCAACTGGACTGAATCGCTACAAGATTCTTACACCATCGAAGATGTCGCTAACAATGTGGACACCGTGTTCGGCAGGATCGACCCGTACGGCAACGACGGCATGCCTGCTGGCACGCGAGGATCGGTCATCAACGGCACGAACGGCAGCATCCTCTCATGGGTGAATGAATGCGCATTGAACAGAGCCGAGTACATCTCCGGCGCAGGCGGAGTCACCAAGACCAAACTCTTTGTAAAGTTCACCAATGATACCCAATACACGCTAACGCAGAGCAATGGCTCGGTGCAGACGCTGACCGCAACCGAAGGCCAACAGATCATCGTCGAGACGCCATCCGAACCGAACACATGGACTGACATTACCATCGCAATCAAGACCAAGGTCGGCTGCTGCAACTCATCAATCGGCGCGACCACGCACACGGGGGAGACTACCGATAGCACATTTGTGGCGGATGGGGGGCAATTTCCATGTTATTACATCGGGCCAGACTGCAAGAAATACTTAAAGGAAGAAAAAATATCGGAATATGTAGGATCTTGCGAAGGTTCAAATTCATTCAATGAAGATTTTGGCGGCGGTAAAGTAGCAAGCGTATCTGGCACCTCATCAGGAACAAGTAGCACAAAGATAACCGAAACAAGAGAATGCGGACAGCAAAATGTTGTTAATGTAGAAAATTCAGCAGGATTCGAAACAAGTTCAAATTACAAATCTAATGGTTTTTCATATGATTACGAAACTGATGAGTGGTACAAGTCGATTGATGTGGAGCAAAATTATTTATGCTCAAGCACATATATAGACGGTATTCAAAGTGGCTCGACTACCGGCAACATAATAACTACAAACTATTACAAAAACGAGGACGGGGGAATTTCGAGCTACACTACAAATCAACCGGTAGATTTTGAAACAATCAAGTGCGGGGAGTGTGGAAGCAACTCGGGATCACCCGAGCCGCTGCCTTACGATTTGGCAAATTGTTCAAGCTATGATTGGCAAGGCGAAAATACCACAAGAAATAAAACCACAACCATTTCAGACACTGAAGTAAAAGTAGAGGTGTCTATGGTTTTCAATATATCCAATCAATCAAGCAGCTCTTCTGAAAATTACTCCAATACTTCAAGCTCGGATTACTTGGAAACAGGTTCAGTAACCATCACCACCACCTACTCAAACCCGTTTGTCCCCCAAACATGGGAAGACGAAACCTCACCAAACGAATCACTCTGCGCCTCGCGCACTGAATCCGAGACAACGAAGCAATCGAAGAATGTCGCCGCATCGGTCGAGCTCACTTTCACCGCACCCGCGAGCGAATCGCCGATCACTTACGAGCACTGGTTCCACTACTACACGGTCGAGGTGGACAGCTCAGAGGAAGGCTGCCCGACCTCGGATGTCGTCGCCCATAATGAAAAATGGACATCGGTGAGCAGCGGCGGCGTGCTCACACTTTCGAGAAACATCAATCTCTCCACCCCTCCCAAGGATCACTCGATCTGCGCACAGGGGCTTGCCTTCGTCACCCGCGTCGCCTCATGAGTGCCTTCGACATCAACACCCCTGCGCCTGCCACGCCACACCCTGTGACGGCTCGTCACCGCCCGCGCGTCGAATACCCCAGCGCCACTCAGATGGCCGCCAACCTCGGCTCATCGCTCGTCAAATGGGCGGGCTCTGGCTTCACCGCCACCGATCCCGAAACGCTCGCCAGCCGCATGGATACCTGCAAGGCCTGCGACCTATGGGATGCCGCTGGCATGGCTGGCACTGGCCGCTGCCGCAAGTGCGGATGCTCGACACAGGCGAAGCTGCGCATGGCATCGGAAAAATGCCCGATCGGCAAGTGGTGAGATTTTGACAAAGCACCGGGATTGATGCCCGGCACCATCACACTCTCGCAAGGCGAGCGGCTTTCATTGCTCGCGACTGCCAAGCAAAACGGCACAGCGATCACGCTCGATTCGTCGTGGTTGGTCGGTGCCGCGATCATGCCCAATGGCCAGTCGTCGCCGATCGATATGGCCGCGTCGATTGTCCTGGGCAAAGTCTCGATCGACTTCGACACCGCTGACCTCAAGCCCGGCACGCATGTCATGGACATCCGGTTCACGAATCCCGAGAGCCGCGACCAATGGAGCCAAACGATCAAAGTCGTGATCGATCGCACCGTCACCCCTTACAGCCCCCGCTGACGAGCCATGCCCATCAACGAAATCGACATCGTCCAA